TGCTCTACAAAGATCAGGCTCACACGAGGTAACCTCACTAACTGCTTACCCTGTCAGAGTAGAGAGAATGATACACATACTGAATTTAAAATGCTGGAGGTGAAACCTCGCTAATGCATAGTATTAAGTAATGTAACGCCAAATTATAGAGAATTTATAGACGGATACTCTAAATACGAACACCAAGCATGGTGTGCATATTACGATTGACATCTCCTGCTGTGTGTCTCTCTGTGTTCTCTTCGTCTGTTCCAACATTGCCATCAAGTCCAAATAAACGGTTTGACTTACCTCTAACTGCTGCTGCCTTCATTTGCATATGTGCCTCTCTAGCACGCACAGGAGTTCCTGAAGTCAGTCGATAGAAATCAAAAGCGTATCTAGCCAAACCGTAATCAGTCAAATTTCTCTGAAGTCCATACCGTGGCATGTACCTCTCTGTCGCATTCCTCTTCTCTATATAAGCTTCTGCAACTTGTGAAAAATGTGCCATTATTTGGCGGAATGTTGGCTTTGCGTTATCAAGAATTGGTTTTAAAGGATATGCAACCTGTTCCTCACCATCCATCATCGTCCACTCACCCTGCAGGTCTCCTGATGTTCCATTTTCTATGCACCACACCATAAGACCGTTCAAAATTATACCCATTTGTGAATCTTCGACTTCATATGCGTTTTTCACACCATTGTACCACGCTTCAAATTGTGCCTGTGTTGCTATGGTATTTGAAATATCATCCTGTGGTGGGTTGTAATCTAACAAGTGATCCAGATTGAGAACCATTTTACCACCAATCTTTGGAATGTTCAACTTTCCTGATATCTTTTTGAGTCTAGGAACTGAGAAAGTTCCAGCAGTTCCTGCATTCACATCTCTATCAGGTACAATTTGTCTGCTACTCTGTCCTTTAGAGTCCTTAGAAGGGTTCTCCTCAGTTTTCTTATCCTTACCTGTTTTATCTTCACCCGCATTGAGTCTCTCCTGGTTAGCTTGGAAACGACACACAAGCACCTCATCACTCTCTGGTTCAAAACAATCAATCAATGCAATGTTGTACCTTTCGAGTTCAGCTGGTGTGACCTTCTCTTCAGTATACAAGTGTTTGAGTGCAACCTCTGAAATATATGGTGCTTTACCTTCGGCACTTAATTGTTTGTATGGTGCTTGTTCTAATACCCAGAGATAAAACTGCCTTATGTGCTTCAGCAGAATTGGATAACCCCACGCTTCTATCATAGACGCACAAATAGCTTCAAGTCTGTGTTCTGGTTGAACTGCTCTATCCCATTCCAATATTGAGACAATACGCTCTTCTTCCAGTTTTGGGATCCACATTCCGTCTATCTTCACACCTTTATGTGACATAAACCATAAATCCCCTTTGCGCTTTGTTCTATGGCTAAAATCATACTTCAAACCTAGCTCACTAAACAGGCTTTCAAATTCATCAAGAAGTGACTCACATTCTGGTTTAATGGCTATTAGCAAATCATCTCCATTAGCAAAGAAAACAAGGGTATCTTCGAGAACCCCCTTAATACCGAGTTTCTCTGCTGCGTAGTAAACTGCCATGATGACCATTAGTGTGTTGTCAACAACTGTTGATGGTTGTCCACTATTGTTTCCTTTGAATTTCTTGATGACTGACCCATCAGGGGTGGCTATTGGTGTGTACACAATCTCTGTGTATAAATTCTGTAGCATTCGTTCTCCCAAATCCCACTCCTCCATAAATTGTAATCTAATCTTCACAACTGCGTTTATGAGATATGGTGTTAGAGAGCTATCGAATTGTGATCCATCTGCATCGCAATAAATCCAACCATCTGGTAGTTTCTCGAGAAGTCGATTCCAACCGCCATAGAATTTGGTGATCCCAACTGTCCATGGCCCTTGTAAATGGTGTGAGTAGAATTGATTGTTGAAATCATCAACGCAGACCTTACCACCGAGTAAAGTTTCCAACGGAGCCGCTGTGAATGTTCGTGTTTTATTTAATGTCGTTTTCTCGATCGGTCTGATCTCGGCTTTGAGTGAACCATTCCAAATACCAAGGTTGCCGTTATATATGCGCTCACATGATCGCATGGTTATTTCAGCTTTCTGTTCATCTGAAAAGTTTGTAAAATAATCCTTTTTCTTCCCTGTGTATAAGGCTCCGACCGCTGCATTCAGATTGAGTGATTTAAATATTTCTTCTTCATCTGTGACGTACACACATTGCTGCATTCCTGCATCCCGTAATATTTTCACGACTCTCTCAACTGCCCTCTCAAAGATGTTGTAGTCGATCTCTCCAATAAAAATGGGTTTCGCATATTTCGAAATGTCCTTAATGAATGCTGCTCTGTTGAGTCTACTTTTATCATACTTTCCGAGGAGAGGGGAGAAATACATTTTTGCATCTTCATGAGTCGATAGGTATAATTGAAAGTGGGGGCATGGACCTTTCACAACGTGCTTTGTGACAAGTTGACCTGGACACTTTGCAACGACTTGGAGATTATCCTGTACGTGCTCTGTAAGCCACGTCTCTGTTGTTCCACATTGCTCTTCGACACTACTTGCTAGATCTTCCACTAACTTTGATGTTTTGAACAAACCTGTTGGCGCTGAGTCTACTAAGTTAAGTCCACACCAAGAAATTAGGTTCGGATTATAATGCCATCCTTTCTCCCATTCATTTTTCTGAACAAGCCCTTGTATATATTCGTCAAAATTTTCAGGCATCGCCACAAAGAAATTGGTGTTTCCATTAGTCGATGCTAGACTGTGTATGCCAACGATGTGTTTGCTTTTGACATCAACAAGAGGTAGCCCACATTGACCGTCCGTTGTTGAGATCCAATGTTTCCAAAAATCACCATTTCCTTTCGGAGCTGTGACACTGCTTTCAGACACAATGCAAGCGCTGTAATTTTGCTGATAATTAACTCCGACTAGGCAAACGCGAGCATCTTTGGATGGCATTGAGAACTTGAGTTTCATCGGGAAGGGTGGAAAGTCCTTTGGTAGCTGAATGATGACCATATCTCTTCGAGCAATGGGATGGAGTTTAATTTCGACTGAATTTCTGATTTTATATAGGCCTCGTGAAGATTTAATTGTTATTTCACCATTGTTGTGCTTAAAGAGGTGGGCAGGTGCTATTAGATATGCTCCATATCCAATTGAAAAGACATTCCTTTTAACACCATTTGAGTCGTTCTCAACCAGACATAATTGCTGTGAAATTGGTGTATAATCGCCTAACCCCATCATCATTGATTTAGCTTCGTGTGTCACTCCTATTTCGTTTGCAACTGGAACTTGATTGATTGGTATGGATATGGCCGTTCCAGTCTGGCGGAGTGTGCCTTCATATTCAGGGAATCCAGCTATGTTGTTATTTGCAACCACACGTAAGGGCTCGTGTTGTGTCAGGTCAACTCTTAAAGCGTTCGTGGATCCATTTTGAATAAAGAAAGCTTGCAATCCAGGACTCCCGTAAATACGTTGCCTATCCAATGTATCATTAAGTATCGCTTCTCCCCGTATTTCACCGAAATGCTCTTGCACTAGGCGTATATCAGCATGTATTTGTTCATCTAAAGTTGCGCCTGTAAGAGGGTCAACGAAACGTATCAAATTATATTCTTGAGGATCAAAACCATACATCATGTGGAATTTATGTTGCTTAACTCCCATTCCGACTTTCGTGCCTTTTTGCTTTCCTTTCTTCGTATATGCAGTTCCAAAATTTTGTCCGATAGCATCTTCAGATCCTGTTACATCATAGGCGTATTTGTTATCTCGTGCTTGCTTGAACCGCAACTTCTGCCTACTGCGCTTGTTCTTTCCTTGGTGTAGTACATCCGTGCTGCTCCATTTTGTGAATAAGCACCATAGCATAAAGATTCCACCTGTCAGAACTCCTGCAGCAATTATGAGATCCCGTTGAATAAGTGACGCATTCCATCTACCTTTTAACCCCAAGCATTCTGCGGTTGCGTCAAGTCCTTGATGAATGACTGTGTTTAATGCACCAATGTCCATAAGTTCAGATGGGTCTTGGAATTGCATGCCTGTGCCTTGGAATTCTAATAGTTGATCACGCACTTTTATGAGTTTCTCGATGTTTTCTTTTGTGTGGTCTTTCATATATCTTGATGCAATCATTGAAACGATTCCATTTAACGAAAAAGCATGTGATGATGAAGGATTCGATACCATGTTCTGGTAATGATCTCTCTTTGCGTACTCTTCCGTGATAAGAGCATTGATTATTGCAATGGTGCGTGGTAATGAGCAAGGATCTGTGCGCAGCGTATAAGCAACCTTTCCTGCACAAGCACTTGAGAGTCTCCCGTAACAGCTACTTGAACTATATTGCATGATAACATCGTGAATTTTCCCGTATAGTTTGTCTGGAATTCCACGTATGTAGTATGGAATCTTGACATAATCTTCTAACTCTAGTGAATAACCCATCCTATTGTAATCACGTGCCGTTAACCAGTTATTAAAATTGACTTTGGGTATTGCGTTTGGACGAAGCATTATAACAGAATCCCTAAGTTTGTATTTAATTAATGCTTCGTGTATTTGCGGATGCATCGAACCATCAAATTTGACTAATTCCGACATTACGAATGGTGACAATTCAAATTGCATCATAGTGCGTGCTTGCTTCACTGTGCATTTAGCCAAATGTGTGGTGGAGACGTTATGAGTGATGACTTTCAATCCATAAGCAAAGCACATAAACGCTGCTTCTGTCGATATCATAGCCGGAATCTCTTGTAGACCTTTCATCGTCTTTCCAATTCGGATAACCGTTCCAGGTTTATTCCTACCAACTCGTCCCAAACGTTGAATGCGTTCGCCATACGATATGCTAACTCGTTTGTATATGATTGCTCTATTATCAACGTCGAGTTCAGCAGTGACCTTTAATCCAAAATCCACGACGACATCGATATCAAGTGTGACTCCATTTTCAATGATGTTTGTAGCAACTACGAAACATTTCTTGTGAGAAGTTCCATTTGTAATGATACCAGTAGTGTTTTGCTTCATGGTCCTTCCATCTACTTTGATGACTGAATAGTGTAGTTCCGTTAGAGCTTGAGATAATGAGTCAACATCATTGTAACTTGCAACATAAACTAATATGTTATTTCCGTACTTTGTTGCATCTGCGTTCGAACCAGTTCCAAGTTCCATCACGAATTGCTGTTGTGTTAAGCTCTCGCAAACATGAATGTCCACTGGATGTTGTGTTGAAAATTCACATTCTCGGCCTGGTGGGGTTGCTGAAACTTTAATAATTTTCCCTTGGTATTCATACTCTTTCAGCAAACAATAGAAAGCCATTGCAGGTGCTTCCATTATGTGGCATTCGTCAAATATGATGAAATCGTACTGTGATATCTTATCAGGATTGTTTGCGTACATGTGTAATGCATATCCGGACGTCATGATCGTGATTGGTGTGCAACCAAATGAACTTAATCCACGCATTTGTAACGTTGGACTTACATTGAAAGGTGGACCTTGTAATTGTCTACACACATTTTCTGCCAATGGTCTTGTAGGTTCGATTAAAAGCACTTTACCACGCATGCTAAGGTGATATGGTAAACCAGTAGATTTTCCTGAACCAACGGCTCCTCGGAGTAAAAACTCTTTCTCAGTATTTGAATGTGCAAGTTCAATGCTAACTATCGATGCATTCTCTCTCGTGAATTCCACAAACTTTCCCCCGAGCCTATAATGAGGTACTGTCCTGTTGTTATTCAGCTGATTGGCCCACCAGTTTTCAAATGTAACATCATTACTAAATGTGTCAGCTGGTAAATCTTGATCCGTGCTAAAATCAATCGTCAAGTTTTTATCTGTACTGATAGTCAGCGGATCATCAATGTCCACGCTTTGATGTGTAACAGGTGTTGTCAAAACTTTCGTAAAATCGATGCGTGGAAATGTGGCATTTTGTTCGAATGTGCTTATTACTGTTCGAATTTTGTTGAGTACTTTGTAGACTGCATCGCTTTTCTGAGGATCAAACACCATTGTGAGAAGAGTTCCAACAGCCATTGCTTGCTCAAGATTTGTCTCTAAATTTGACTTTCCTTCGTGAATGACTCCTGTGTGCGTGAGTTCCAATGTTGCTTCAATTAATCGTGGATGAGTTTTTCGAATGTATGTTATGAACTGTTCACATGTTAATTCATCGTTGTTCTCTTTCATTAAATTTGCATGTATTGCTCGAACTTCGTTTATTTCAGCTTCATATTCATCTTCTCTTTGTTGTTTCTTGAGCTTTTTATAATCGTTCATCGTCACAATAACTGAATTTGCGATGGTTGTAAGAAGGCTTAAAATAATAAATATATGAATTAATCGAAAGACATCTGGTACAAACCAATATATAGTTTTCACTGCACTTAATCTTACTTTCTCCATCTTATTATAGAAACCTTGGCGGAGTTTCGTTGAAATATAGCTGACTCGATCTCGACTTTTCTGCGCTAAATTTGATATTAGATGCGTAGCTGATATATTGTATGCAGCGCCTAAATCTACGCTTTTTCCCAGTGTTAAAGATGGTTTGTAATATTTCCTGACTCTGTACACACGCCATGTTGCTAAAAATTTTCCATAATATGATAAATCTGCCCATGCATGGTTTAATTGATCTACGTAACTTTTTTCCATTAATGCGTACAGACGCTCATCGTAAAGTGCGTATCCTTCTGCGATTAACTCTTTATTCATTTCCGATCGTGTCGTCATAGCTTCTAAATGTGACCATAGAAGACGCTTAGCCGGATCAACATGACTAAGACCCATTACTGCAAGTCTCAATTGATTTGATGCTTTTTCCAGTATTTGCATTTGTTGGACTAATAGTTTCGCTTGCGAAGTTTTCTGGGCTAAGGCTTCCAACTGTGCGAAAATAGCAGCTAGACCTTGATTTTTAACTATCCAATACGACATTGCCTGCTCGATGTAACAATTATTATATAAAGCTATCAACACCGTTGGTGAAGCAATTGCCATCATCAGTAGAAATGGTTCTTCTTCAATTATCTGACGGATTCTCTCTGGTTTAAACATATTCTTGACTAATGTCATTAGGAGATTGTTAAATGTTTGATGTGTCAGCGTTCCCCCTACAATGTATTCGCGCATTTCACTATCCATTGATTCGTATTGGAATTTTATGAGTTGTCCGATCGTGCTCGCTTTTAATATGTGAAAACCAACACTTAATGATCCATAAGAATCTATGACATGCATTGATTGGTTCTCATGATCAACGAGTATTGGTGGTAGTTCAGCATTCTTAATTTCTGGAAACATTACAGACAACGCGTAACATGCTGTAGCAACGTCTTTAAGTTTTGGCCACTTACCAAGACGTTCCACTAACTCATCACGTAAGAATTTTGTGTAATCTTTTGCTGAATCTTCATTGACATTTATCATTGCTGCAAGGAATATATTTATGTAGCAGTAACCGCTTTTTGCAATGTACATACTTGGAGGTGACGTGCTCGGGAGGTCCACTATTTTTGGGTCAATGGAATTTCCTATTGTTATGTGACCCTTTGTTGGAGGTATTATCTCAGAGTATGCTGGCTTTCCAAATTCTGTCGTAACGCAGCAACACGGATATACGTAACCTCCATCGATTTTACTTACACACGCTGAACTAAGAGGTTTCTTGTCGATGGATAAACCAACAAACGAATCTCTTATCTTCTGGAAATCTAGGGGTATTACCAATTTTCCAATTGACAGTTTACGTTGCCCATTAGGGTTAAATCTAGTAACATGCTTCTCATACGCGTCTGTTGAGTCAACTGTTTCAAAGTAATTAATGAAGAAGCGTTTAGCATGATATTCGCGATTTCCCCATAAGAAATTTGCATTCTTATCTAGTTGGTTATCACACATTAATGCCGCATTGATAGTGCTTTTCGGTGAGATCTTATTGCGGAATGAGTCCAGAGTATCAGTCTTGAGAGATTCTTTCCTATTCTTGTACCAGCGAGAAACTTCCAACAAAGAGACACTCGCTTTCATTGCGTCCTCAGGAGTTAACGTGTTGACTTTTATTAGAGCCTCACTTATATCCAGTATTTGCTTAGATTGATTGTCGGTGTAATGCCCTATCGTTTCAGCGACTTGCCACAGTAGTGGCAAATGTTCGAATTTGGGATTGCAACGGTCTTTTATAAATTGGATCATCCGTGATAGCTTTTGATCCTTTGCTAGATACTCTCGTTGCTGCTCTTCTATTCGTTGCAGATTCTTATATAGCTTTGCCCCAAACTCGTCGTCTGACAGCTCCAAATCATCTGCGTTACAAGTCTTGCATGTAATCTTGAAAGTTGAATGGAATAAAATTTCTAATAGTGCCATTCTTTTTCCACATTCTTCAAGATTGATAGTTGGCGTATGTTCAGTGTGTGTCGTAGATATATTGCGGTTTGCTACATACGCATCTGTGTATCCGCGCCAGAAATCGTTCGCTTGTGGATCTGAATAGTGTTCAATGTCCAAAATATTTGGCACCTCATGTAGGCTGTTTACTAGTTCACTGTTAAGTCGTCCTCTGACAATGAACAGTTCATTGTTTTGTACGAAAGTCAAGCCACTACAGCCTTGTTTGAAACCTCGTCGTTCTTTAACACTAGCTGAGCTGCAACGCTTCGCGATTGAGGTGATAATTGGCAGCCAATGAGTGTTGAGATTTGTGTCCCGCCTTTTAAACACATTAGCTTCATGACGTGTTTCACAATGGAGGAAATCCTTGTTTTTGTATCGCTTGATGGACAAGCGAGTTTTGTTGTGGCAACGTCGTCCTATAAGTTCGACTTTGAGTGCGTTGCCTCGTGAAATGTCCAGTATGTTTCGCACTAGTTTACTAACTGACCCAGTAACAGGTTTTGAGTTAACTGGAACTTTCACTTTGGTAGGTCGTGGAAATACAAAGTGCTTAGTTGGGGTCATGTCGCACTCTTCAACCCATTCCTGCCTTTCCGGTTCCTGAATTTTAGGCTTCAGGGGTTCAACATTGTCAACATAGGTACGCTTTAATAGCCTAATGTTGTGTTCGCGCCTTTTCTTCTCATCATCGTGCTGATGCTTGGCTACGAACATTTCCATCACCCTTTTCACATCGCGTGGGTTGTCCAAGTTTGGCTGCCACTTGTAAGTAACGTAAGTCCATGCACCTGCCATTTCGCCGGAAGTCGAATGCCGAAGAAGGGAAGTTCAGAGAGCGTTCTCAAAGAGCCTTCTCTTTTGAGCCGTGCGCTGAAGTTTGATTGCAAATGTCGTTGGTTTGCTTGGATGTGTTTTG